ACAATAGGTACAACATCAACACAAGATAATATGTTTATACGTTGGTCTTCACAAGAATCAACTAGTGATTGGACACCGACCGCAGTTAATACAGCGGGATCAAAAAGATTAACAGATGGTAATCAAATACAAACGGCTGTTAGATCAAGAGGTGCAGTTATGGTATGGACAGATTCTTCTTTATATTCAATGCAGTTTATTGGCGCACCTTTTACTTTTGGTTTTAAACAAATAGGTTCTAATTGTGGCGCTGTAGGAATAAATGCAGCAGTTGATGTATCGGGTACATCTTTCTGGATGAGCGACGAGTCATTCTTTATGTTTGATGGTTCCGTGAAAAAGATACCTTGCAGTGTACAAGATCATGTCTTTGATAATATTAATGCTAATGCAAAACAAGATGTGTTTTGTGCAGCAAACGCTGACTTTAACGAAGTCATGTGGTTCTATCCATCAAGTGGATCCGATCAAATAGATAAAGTCGTTATATTTAATTATGCAGAAAACTTATGGTATGTTGGCACATTAGCAAGAAGCTCATGGGCTGATAGTGGTGTATATCCCGTACCTTATGCTGCTGAGTTTGAAGCATCAGATACAACAGCTAGTATCTCTACAATCAATGGACTCAAAGCAGGTAGAACTTTTATATATTTACATGAAACAGGTGTTAATGATGATGGTGCAGCTATGGCAAATCATATTGAATCTGGTGACATAGACATTGCAGACGGCGATCAGTTTATGTCTATTGGAAGATTTATACCAGACTTTAAAGGTCAAGCAGGCACTGTTGATATGACAATGAAGACTAGACCTTTTCCAACAGCTTCACAAAAAACACATGGTCCTTTTGATATTACAACAAGTACAAATAAACAAGATACACGAATACGTGGTAGACAAATATCTGTAAGAATATCAAGCGATGCTATTGACGATAAATGGCGATATGGTACACTTAGACTTGATATGAAACCAGACGGAATGAGAGGCGGGTAATGTCTTTACAACAATTACAAGGTCCTACTACACAAAATGGACCTATGTTTCTTGGTAATGGAATGTTTCAACCAGGACCCGGTATGTCTCTTGGTCAACCTCTTGGCCCTTATGATCAACATCCGGGATTTGGTAATATTGGTAATTTAGCTGGGCTTGGCCCTCTTCAACCGGGTACTTTGCAACCGGGTGGTGGTTATGGACCGGGTGGTTTTCCAGACTTTGGCGGTGGTATAGGAGGAATTAAATTACCACCCTCTTTTGGTCCTCCGGGATTGGTAGAATTACCAGACCCTAGTAATCCTAAATATATGTTAGGAAGTTTGAAAACTAAAATTGAAGGTCTTGGTGATAAGTTTGGTAGTTTTGGTGAAACATTAGGCGGCTTTGGAGAACAAATGACCGGGTACCAAGATGCTCTTGGTAGTTTTAATGAGCAAGTTGGTGGTATGGGCAAACAATTTGAAACAATAAGTAATAGATTAGATAGTGTTGATAAAGGTTTAGGTAGCCTTGGTAATCAAATTGCTAGTTTTGAAAATATGCAAAAGGCACAGCCACAACAAGTTATGCCACAACAGCAACAACAATCATATAGTCCATTTGGCTTTGGCGGCTTTGGCGGATTAGCTTCATTATTTGGAAGGAGATACTAATGGCACTAATTACAGTACCGCGTTTACCAGACGCAACAGAAGAATACGATAAACATCAAATGTCACAGATGGTTCAAACATTAGAACAAATGATATTTGTTTTAAATAACACCTATGTACCACAAACTCTTCGTGAAGAAGAAGAACGTGTAAGTTGGTTCTTATCATAAATGCCTAACGTCTATACAAACTATAAAGCAGTACTATCAACAAATGAGTTGAGCACTGTGTATACTGTGCCGGTAGAGACAACTTCTATTATTAAATCTATTCGTGTATCCAATACAGATACAGAAAATGATTGTAATATATCATTGTTTCTTGTTGACAGTAGCGGTAGCAGTTTTGGTATAGAAACAGATAGGACAGTTAAGGCTAAGCGTTCAGCAGAACTATTAGCAACAGGCGTTCTGAATGCAGGGTTTGGATCAGTAGATTCATCTTTTGCACCTGCCACGGCAATTGTCGTCAAAGAATCAGAAGCAATAAAAGCTCAAGCTCAGAATGGTAATGACTTGAACATAATCATTAGTGTATTAGAAATATCTAATACATAACACAAGGAGAAGACTATGATGAATGAAAAAATGAAGAAAATGCTAATGATGGCTATGAAAAAGAAAAAGAAAAAAGGTGGTCCAGATGTAATGATGGCTATGGGCGGCGGTATGGCATACAAAAAAGGTGGCACTCCAAAGAAAAAAGTTAAAAAGAAAAAACTAGCTGCTATGTACGGAGACCCTAAAAAAATAACTAGAGGCGATATTATTACTGCTGCTAAAAAGAAAAAAGGTAAGAAGTAATGAGAAAAGGTCTGTATGCTAACATCCACGCTAAGAGAAAGCGTGGAGGTAAAATGAAAAAGAAAGGTGCAAAAGGAGCACCTACTGCTGCTAATTTTAAAAGAGCAGCACAAACAGCGAGGAAAAAATAATGACTAAACTTTGTCCTAGAGGGAAAGCAGCGGCTAAACGTAAATTTGATGTTTATCCTAGCGCGTATGCAAATGCGTATGCCTCTAAGATTTGTGCTGGTAAAATCAAAGATCCAAGCGGTGTCAAAAGAAAAGATTTTAAAGGACCTAAAAAAGCTATGGGCGGTGTAATTGATTTTAACAAAATATCACAGGACCGTAAAAAAGTATCTAGTTTTGCTCAAGGCGGTATTGCAAAAGGTTGCGGTGCAATCATGCAAAAGAGACGAAAGAAAACAAAGAAGTCATAATGCCAAGTCATACAGGTTTAGCAAAATGGTTCAAACAAGATTGGGTTGATATTGGTTCTAAGAAAAAAGGTGGAGGCTTTGCTAAGTGTGGTAGGTCAAAACAAAAAAAAGATGCCAAAAGAAAATACCCTAAATGTGTGCCTTCTTCTAAAGCTGCTAGTATGTCAGATAGTCAAAGAAAATCTGCTGTATCTAGAAAAAGAGCAAAAGCACAAGGTGTTGGTGGTAAACCAACTAATGTAAGAACATTTGCAAAAAGGAAAAAAAGTGGAACGAAAAAGAGATAAGCAACCACCAAAGACAAAGAAGTATTTTAGAAAAACTAAGTCTGGTGCTGGTATGACTAAAGCAGGTGTTGCTAAATATCGTAGGGATAATCCCGGTTCAAAGCTTAAAACCGCTGTAACAGGCAAAGTAAAAAAAGGATCAAAGGATGCTAATAGACGTAAATCATATTGTGCACGTAGTGCAGGACAAATGAAAAAGTTTCCAAAAGCAGCTAAAGACCCAAATTCTAGACTAAGACAAGCCAGAAGAAGATGGAAATGCTAATTAACTATTGCAAAAGGATGGGAAAATGACTATAAAAAAGAACGAAAACGTATTAGCTGGTAAGAAGACACCTAGTGTTATTCCTATTAAAACCGAAGCAACAGTAACTAATGCGCAAACAGGTAAAAAATATGCTAGTGAAGATGATGCACAAGCAGACGTTACAAACCCTGCAACTTCCACAGAAGAAAAAGATATTAAACGCGATGTCGCTATAACAGTAAATAGCCTAGACATATTTGGAGAGGTCATGAAATAAACATGCAGGGATTAGAGTCATTAGATAAATTTAAAAGTTTTGTATCCGATATTGGTGGATTAGGAAGATATGAAGATACATATATAGTACACGCCGCAGAAGGCGAAACTGTAGTTCCAATGGAAGTATTAGATAGTAATCCAGTTTTAAAAGAAAGATTATTTGAAACCATGCGCGGCATGGGTATTCAACCAGAAAGATATATTGTAGGTAGTGAGTTTAACTCAATCAATCCTTTAACAGGACAACCAGAATTTTTTCTTAAAGCCATAGGTAGAAGACTTAGAAAAGCTAAACAGGATATAGGTAGAAGACTTAGAAAAGGTGCGGCAGACGTATCTGGATATGTTGCTCCTATTATTGGTGCAATGTATGGTGCTCCAGCAGGAGCGGCAGCGGGTGCTTTACTTGGTCAATACAAAAGAGAAAATCCCGGTGATCCAAATCAAGCTATGCAAATGGCACTTAGAGGCGGATTGTCCGGTATTGCTTCTAATTTAGCAACTGGTCAAGGTATTATGGGCTCAGGACTTTCTAACCAATACGGTTTAAATCCTATTGATATTGGTAAAGGTGTTTTAGGTGTTCCAACAGATGGTAGTTTTGCGGATGCAAATATATTAGAAGGTTTACAAAATACCTTTATGCAACCGGGTGAAGGCCTTAACAAATTTAAATTTATGGATGGTCTTGGTTTAGGTAGTGGTACAATGGAAGGTGGTATGAGTCTTGATAAATTTACATTAGACGCAATTAATAAAGCAGGAGGAAATGTTGGTGGAACGATTGGTCAAAATGCATCTTTAATTGAACAAATATTTGGTAAAGACACACTTGCAAAATTATTACTTAAATTTGGAGTAAGTAAAGTTTTAGGTGACGCTATAAAAGAAGAAAATGAAGACGCTGCAAAAGCCGCAGCAGAGGCAGCAGCAAATTACGGTGAACAATCAAACTTCGGTGTATACGATGCATTAATTAACCCCGGCGAGCTTGTTCAAGCTCCGGATACAGCTTTAACAGATGTATTTGCTACAGCAGCAGATGGTGGTATATTAGATTTGGATGCAGGCGGAGAGTTAAAAGGACCCGGAACAGGAACAAGTGATTCTATTCCGGCAATGCTAAGCGACGGAGAATTTGTCATGACGGCTAAAGCAGTCAGAGGTGCGGGCGGAGGCGACCGTCGCGAGGGCGCAAGAAAAATGTACGAAGCAATGGATAACTTGGAGGCACAAGCATAATGGGAACAGAAACAACGATACAACAAGTACAGTATCCTCAACAGATACAAGAGTCACAGGAGAAATTACTTAATAGTCTTTTTGGTGTTACTAATCCAGATACTGGTGCATACACACCGGGACTTATAGATCAACAAACAAAAGTTCCCCAACAACAAGTTCAAGGATTTACACAACCACAACAAGATGCATTTGCTTTAGCCCAACAAGGTATTGGTGGGTTTCAACCGTATTTGCAATCTGGTCTTGGCCAGCAATTTGGTGCGGCCGGAACATTAGGACAAGGTGTACAATCGCTTCAAGGTATGAATTTTGATCCAAGTAATGTTTCAAAATTTATGGATCCTTATCAACAAAACGTTACACAAGAGGCATTAAAAGAAATTGATCGTCAATCCCAAATGGCAGAAAACCAGTTATCTGGTAAAGCTGTACAAGCAGGTGCATTTGGTGGTTCTAGGTTTGGCTTACAGCAATCAGAACTTGCTCGTAACACAGCAGATCTAAAATCAAGACGTATCTTTG